GAAGAAAGAGTTAATTATATCTGGTGTGAGATTAAATCTTCTGGAATCAACTCCTCTCGTCAGTCTACGGATTAAGGGTTTGCAGGTTTTATATAACCTATTAAACAAATCCTCATCATAAGGTTTTAATTCTGTCAAGCGATGTAGTTCACTTCCGTTGTTGCCTTTCATAGTAGTAAAGATTTTTAACAATGCAAATATAAATAATAAAGTAACAACTTGTATGAATTTTATCAAAATTATTTCACCGTCTGTGTTCAAGTATGTTCAAAGATGAGCTTGGAGAACTATATTATCTAGCAGATACTATTGATTATACACTCATGAATATTATATAATATATGAAACAAAATAGGGTAAAGAAGAGGTTAAACTCCTGTGACAAGTTTACGTTCTCTATCGAGTTTCAATTAGAAGTACTTAGGTTTTTGGTACAAGGGAAGGAAGCTCTTCTATATGTTACAAAGATAAAACCTGGGTACTTTACTTTAATTGAACACTCAATAGTAGTAGAGGCCTTGGTAAAATTCGTAAAGAAATATCAACGAATACCAAGTGAGGTCTTAATGGTTGAGCAGGTTAAAACTTTGTTAGAAGGTAAGGATTATGTAGACTTAGTTACCAAGGATGATATCCCTAATATTCATAGTTTAATATCTGAACTTTATAATAAGCCTCTAAAAGATGTAGATATTGTTCTGGAGAACATACACAAGTTTATTGCCTACATTGAATTGAAAGCCTTAAATGAAGGTATGGACTTCTCTGATTACAATTCTTACGAAACCTATCAAGCTAAACTAACTAAGATTCTACAAAGTTCAAAACCACAAAAGAAGGACGAACCTTTGTTAATGGTTAGTGGAACTGCAATGCGACAACTTATGCGAAAGGTTGACCCAGATGTAGTTCCCACTCCATTTTGGCAGTTGAATAGGTTGGGTAATGGAGATGGATATCCCAAGAACTCTCTTTTCGTTTTAATTGACCGTCCCAAACGAAGAAAGACTTTTGCACTTATCAATGTTGCTCGGGGATATCTGGCTATGAAAAAGAATGTTCTTTACATAGATACCGAAAATGGTAAAAACCAGTTAATGGACCGTATGATTCAGTCTACCCTAAATAAAACTAAGAGAGAGATGTTAACCGGTGATTATGATAAAATGGAGCAAAGGCACATGCGTAAATATAAACGACTCGGGGTTGAGTTTATTGTGGAGCGTGTACCTGCAACCATTGCAGATTGTAATACCATTATGAACTTGGTCAGGAAACTGGAAACCGAGAAAGGTATCAAAGTCCATGTCATAATGATTGACTACGCTGCAAAATTAGCTTCTATTGCTAGAGATAGGGACGATGTAGAACGTATCAACAATGTATATATAGATATTGATAATATGGGTGATGAGTTGGGACTTGATGCTGTATGGACTGCCCAACATGTTACCAGAGAAGGAGCTAAGCATCAAGAAACTCGATATGAGGATAATGATATTGCTTCTGCTATATCTATCATAAGGAATGCAAAATGCGTCATGGGATTAAATTCTACTCAAGACGAGGAGGAACACAATATCATGAGAATGGAAGTTGTAGTTCAACGTGATGGAGTTCCAAATGGTCGGGTAATGTTTAATATGGACCCAGAAAGACAACGTATGAAAGAGTTCTCTAAAGAGGCTAGAGCTAAGTACGATGAGTCCATGGGTAAACAGGTAGATGATTTGCTTAAGAAAAAGAAGAGAGTAAGTAATCCCAATGCAGACCCCGAAAAGAGGAGTAAGACTTCAGGAGATATATAAAAGTTAAACCTTAAATAATTAAAATTGTATGGCACGAATTATTGATTCTATGGATTTGGCTAAGTTTGGAGAAGGTGTTACATCTTGTAACAAGTGTAAAAAAGTAATAGCCTTCAATAGGAAGGAAATATTCTTAGACTTAAGCTATGGTCCAGGATATGATGGGGAAGAAAGTGTTAAATGTCCTCAATGCAACTCGGTATTACATATAGGAGAGTTTCATGCTACTGAACACATGTAATCATGAACATCCGATTACTAAAAATGTTTCGGAGGAGAGCTTCCAAAGAAATATGTTTAAGAAGACAAGGCGGTAACCGATATGAGATAGTATGCCCAGTAAATGAAACTGATGCTCTCGGATATTTCACTAAACAATGGGTACATATAAATGAACCTAAAGCTTCTATAACTTTTAAGATGTGTGTTCCTAATGGCAGCACATTTGTAAGGAAAGTAGGCTACAATCAGAGTTATGATGAATGCTGTATTCCATTTCCTACTAATTTACTACGGTTAGAGGAAGCTCAAAAAGAATTAGTAAAGATTCGGAGAGGTTATATAATGTATCACTTAATACCGGAGTTCTGTAAGAGATTGCCTATTAAGTAATAACTACCCGGCTATGTTATTCATGGTCGGGTACTTTCGTTTACAATATGAGACTTAACAGTAATATAAAAGGTTTTCCTTTGTACCATGTAACTAAAGATGGAAAGGTATATAATATAAGGCGTAATCGTGAAGTAACTATACATCCTCACTATCGTACAGGTAGAAATATAGTTCATCTATATTCGAATGGTAAAAGATATAATCTGAAAGTATACAGATTAGTGGCTGAAGCTTATATACCTAATCCAGAAAATAAACCTTGTGTATGTCATAAAGATAATAATAAATCCAACGACCGGGTTGAGAACTTATATTGGGGTACCTATAAAGAAAATTCTCAACAAATGGTTAGTGATGGTAGAAGTACAAAGGGTCAACACCGTCCTGGTATCAAACAACTCAAATGCTTCAGGAATCCTCGTTCAATACTCACTAAAGTTAGATATCAGACTTTATTAAAATGTATAGATGATAAGACTAAAATAAAGGCTTTAATTAAAGCCTGGGGTATATCAACACATAGTATGAATAGGTATGTACATAAAATAAAGACTGGGTATTATGAAGCTTAATGGTAATTTCAAGGGTAGGCTCCATCAATACTTTATGAGGAAGATAGGAGCCTTTGACTACAGACACTCATGGATGAAGTCAGACTGTCCCTACTGTGGAGGAGAAAAGAAGTTTGGTATCAACCTTTCAAACAATCGATGTAATTGTTTTAAGTGTGGTGAACATCCTTCTCCTATAAGTTTGGTAATGTATTTGGAGAGTACAGATAGTTTTCAAGAAGTACTATCTATACTCGAATCAGGAGATTATTCTGGATATGTATTCAAAGAAGAGAAGGTTGAGTTAAAAGGTAAGAAAGAGTTCTTCCTCCCAGAGGGATTCAAGAACATATCTATGGGCACTTCTCTATTGGCAAGGTCTGCCAGGAATTACCTTAAGAAACGGGGATTTAAGATAGAAGAGTTAGCTCGTAAAGGATGGGGATATTGTAACACAGGTAAGTATCTTGGATATATCATTATCCCATTTACAGAGCATGGGCAATTAACTTATTTCAATGCTCGATTATATATGGGCGCTGGTCCCAAATATAACAACCCAGAAGTAGATGTAACAGGTTTGGGAAAGAGTTTTATTATATATAATGCGGATGCTCTAGAAATATACCGAACCGTTTATATTTGTGAGGGTGCAATCAATGCTGAAACTTTGGGAGAGAATGGGATTGCAACCGGAGGTAAGGCAGTTTCAAGATGGCAAGTAAACAAGTTCATCAAGAGCCAAGTAGAGAAGTTTATAATATTGATTGACCCCGATGCTAAAGATAAAGCATTAGATCTGGCATTTAAGTTGGTGCCCTTCAAAAAGGTAAAGGTAGTATTCCTCCCAGATAATGAGGATGTCAATTCACTGGGTAAACAAAGGACTTTAGAATATGTACGAGAGACGACATATCAGACTTATCAAGAACTTTTAACTATAAAATCACAGTTAAAATTATAATGGCACAACGAGAACCTTCTATACATATCTCTAAAACTTTATTCCGTAAATTATGGAAGGAAATGGGGGGTAGAGTATCTGAAGAATTCGTAGATGAGTTCTTCACTAAAGCCAGGCAATACTCTTTGGACCATCGTTCAGTGGTAGGAGAGGATAAAAGGGTACAAACTCAAGCTGTTCGTAGAGCTTCAGGAAGTATAGGAGATGCAAACTTATTAGCAGATATCATCTATTCTACTAGAGTCCAACTCAAACACATCGGAGTAACTAAAATAAAGCAAACAGATTTACAATGGGCATCAGTAAAAGAATTAGTACCTGTTGTAAACGAGTTCTGTCAAAAGTTTAGGTTTGAACCTCGTCAAGGATATATTGAGTTTGTAACAACTGGTATTAAGCTCATGTCTCAAGCAAAGAGGGTTAACTATAACTTCTGTGCTAAT